AGATGGGTAGTTTACACTATTGAATACAGTACTAGATGGCGTGAGGTAGGTACCAGCGGGCTGCTTATTATTGAACGTCGTCCAGTCAATTTGCGATAGATAGCCATCCACCGATGAGGTTGCCTGGGCCATCGAGCAATTCACGCTCGATCCGCTCGTCGTGCAATCCACCGGGGCTGTGCCCGTGACCGACGTGAGCGTGTTAGTACCAACTAAATTTGTCCCATCGTTCCATACGCTTGCAGTATTGCCGTTGGGAATAGTGATACCAGTTCCGCTTACGCCGATGATCTGGATTGCTTGCCCACCCGTAGTAGCATTCTCGATGGTGAAGTTGAATCTTCCAGCCGGCGCAATCAGGTTTCGTGTATCAGTCAAGGCAACAGAGCTGGTTACCTTGATGTACATCGCACTCGTCTCAAGTGCTGTCATGGTGCGATTTGCGTCCGTAGTCATGATTAATGTGACACTGTTGATACAGGGGAACCCTTGGCACCCAATGTTGCCGCTTAGATTGATCTGAGGCGCGGGAATCTGTCCCTGCATCACGCCGGACATCATAAGAAAAAACCCTAAAATTCTCTTCATATTAGCTCGCAATCTTTGGTCGAAATGTTCCGGTCAGTGTTAGAAACTCCAAACGCACCTCAACACTTTCAATAACTAACTCTCCGTGTAGTACACGACACACGAACCGACCTGGGTTGCCGGATTGCCGTAGGCAGTGTCAACATTCTGCCAGTTAATCAAAAGGCTGGAATTGAAGCGCAGCGGTGCTTCCTTGAAATATCGGTACCCGGTCCAATAAGTTACTGCGTCGGATGTGCCAAGATTCTGGCCCTGAAAAGCAATTGCCTGCCCACACTCATCGCCACGCGTTAGTCCGTTCTGCCCGTAGAATTGAGTGCCAAAGAAATCCTCACACCCACGATAGGTAAAGGTATTCCCGTCGAATGCAATTACAGGAGCTAATTCAAGCCAGTTGGTAGCCCCATAAATAGCTCCCGCTGCTGAGGAGACAAAGTAAATGCTTTCCAATTCACCGGTTATACCGGTGGTGGACGGGAAAAAGGTAGTAACCTGATCCGGCACAATGGAAGATGTTCTCCAATCGTTCGTCACCATGTGAAAGACATTCTGTGTTGCGGGATACAGCCCCGCTGGAGCTGCTCCCGAATAGTATTCAACCTGAGAATAAACAAAGATTGATTGAACCGTTAACAGTAGTCAGCACCGGAGAACCATTACTCTTCAACGATCCCGTACCACTCGTAATCACATTCAGGCTAGTATTCACCGGCTGCGTTATCGTCTGCGTTGCCATTGGGTCGGTCTTTACCAAATCGGTGGGGACCCCCAGAATCCACCCGCTGACGCTGCAGACGTAAGATGTGTTCGGAGTCGATGCCGTATTCAAGTACGGTTGCCCATAGTTGGCTGTTGTGCAGGCCACTGGGATTGAAGTAGGAAGCCCAGCACCAGTGATGGCGGGCCACTTGATCTGCGTGGCCGGGTTAATCTGTTGTTGCGCAAAAGTCTGTGCAGCAAGCAGAAGCAGCAGTGGTCCGATGAGTCTCTTCATGCTTTCTCCTATCCTAGTGAACCCTACGCGCTGTCATGCCGCTAATTCTCCGTGTATGCGTGAGATTAGAAGCTCCAGATGCACCCTGCCGTGGTCTTTGATAGCTGTGTGACGATAAGATTTGTGACGTGCGGCCCAGTCGGAAGAGTCACAGCACTGGCCGATCCGTTAATCGTTTGCCCGCTCACACCTTCGACTACTGTTACAGCGTTGCTGTTGGTGACGTTGATTGTATAAGTCGCTCCACCCTGTAGCCCATAGCATGTCGGCATGGTGATCGCCGTGTTGGTGGCAGGAGTGACCAAATTGAATACTTGGCTATTGAGCAGCGTTGCAGTTGTTGCAGTTATTAGGTTCGGATTTCCTGCGTTCTGGCCACCCAAGTAATTCATCTCTGCAACAGCCTCAGCATTCATTGCATTCTGACCGGTCTGATTGGGATGCGTGCCGTCAGACAGAAAATCTGAGCCAGAATATGCGCCATCGGCACCTAACAACGGGTTAGATGAAAATACAACTTCCCCCGCAGCCCCCCATGCTTTCCAGTTATCCGCTACGATAGCATCCCAACTATTTTTAAGGCTATCCATCGTAGGGTTCCCTGTTGCATTACTATTCCCAGTTCGCGAAATCATGTCTGCGACTAAAACTTTGCATCCGGCATTCGTATACTTAGATATAACCCCCGCCATGTTGGATTGGATGTTGGCAATGGTCCCGTAAGATCCATAGTATAGATCGTTAGTGGCGGCATCCAATATCAACCAAACTGGACCGTAATCCCCTTTGCAGTAAGTAGCCATGCGATCTGGCTCCATCGCAGCTATCTGCCAAAGTGTTATTCCGACTACGCCAAGTATTCGAGTAGTGTATACTGGCTGTCCGGCGTCCAGCGAAAAGGATGTGCAGTAGGGAGTGGTTACGCCAAGACCATAGGTTATCGAATCACCAACACAATTAATCGTTGGGACTGCCTGACGAATGTTAATTGGGGAAATCTGTATACCTCGCGCAAGGGCGTCGGACCGAAGTATGCTATCAACCGCCTGAGCTTGGCTAGGCGTAAGCTGCTGAGAAAACAAGGTAGCTCTCGGCAACATCCCAAACAGGCTGTTGTTTGCAAAAACCCCCGAATTTACTGAGCCTAGATAAAAATTACCTCCCGCTGGTGCATAACCTCCATCCGTTGTCTGGTTTGTGTATCCTGTTTCTTGGCCGTCAATGTAAATATGGGTCAGCCCGGTTCCAACACCCGATCCAATAGTTACAATCGCTGTGTGAAATCCGCTAGTTGAATTAACGCCTTGCGTCCCATTAGCATTATTGGCATAGATTCCTATGCCAAACGACCCAGAGGCAGACCCACCTCCAACAGGGTGCAACCAATTTAGGATATTAAATCCACTCCCAACATTCGAACTCGTCAGAAATGTCCCGAAGGCTGGGAATGCTATTCCTCCAGAAATAGTCGGAGGAATGTTGTCATAAAAACTAAACGCAAACGACTGTGCTGCATTGACTGCAGACGGCAATAACACTCCGTCTCCTCGTGTGTTGTCATAGACTCCGGTAGTTAGGTTGGTATTGAAACTCAATCCCTGCGGAGTTACCGTAGGAAGTGTTGCACTGCCACCGCCGAGCGTACCGTCATATCCATTTCCGCTACTGTCTATCAATGTCGTACCAACCACGTTGCGCGTGTCATAGTCTGCTAGTGGTTGGTACGGCCAGTTGAACGTCCCCGTAATAGTTTCCGGAGTTAGTACCTTGCTGGGGTTCTCAACGTATACCTGCCCCGGTGTCGGCGCGGTCGCAGAGACGGGATTGCCCTGAAGCGAGGTCGCGTTGCCACCACTGCCACTTCCCGGATTGCATGGCTGCCACGGTCCTCCTGATGTCGCTTGGCAGTATAGTCCTATCGCGGGTGGAGTAAAAGAAAGAGATCCAAAACCTCCAGAAGAAGTCCACGGGTTCCATGTGCCAGCCGACAGAGATAAGTAAGCGGCCATTGGCACAGGCTTCTGCGCCCCAACCGTCAGCGTCAACGCGAGAATTGAAAGCAGTAAGCAAACTTTTTTCATGGCTTCCTCTCAGTCATCCCCTCTTCGCCGCGTCAGTGGCCCATCGCCACCATAGTACGACGGCACACAGCAATTACCCCTGTTCTCGTTCGCCGGAACACTCTCGTCAACAAAGCTCGACTTGTGCTTCATCGCGTCGCAGGACAGGCGCGCGTTATCCTCCGGCGAAGCGATCTCCACCTTCGGGACATACTGCCCATACTTGCCGGGGACGATCGAAGGAACGTACTCCTCCGTGTACCGCTTCGCCAAGCGCGACTGGTCAATGAACCTGCCCTGATTCATCGACTTCGAGTTGACGCTGATTTTGTGGTCGCCGCGCTCCACCTGCCGAAAGGTTCCTAAACCGTCAGTGCTCATTGCTGTACCCCCGAAAATTTTCTCTGGTAGCGATCTCCCACCGTGTATGCCTGCTGCTGCTTCGGCCTGTCCCAGTTCGCCCGATCCATGTTCGTCGGGATGTGGTTGAAGTGGAACCGGCTCTCTGCCTCTTCCAGTTGCCGCCTACTGGTCACGCGAACTTTCTCGCCGCGCTCGTCGTAGATATGCTCCAAGGTGAGCGACCCATCGTTGTGGAACGGGTTGTCGGGGTCAGCGATAACAGTATCCCGCGAGCAGCCGCAGTCCACGCCCAGCCACTTCCCCGCGCTGAAGCGTGTACGAAAAACCGGGACTCCACAACTACCACAGGCTTGACTCATAACTCGTATCCTCCTCCACTTCCTCCAGCCGCGCAAAGATGGGTCGCATTGAACAGTGCGCCTCCACTCTGGTAGTATGGCATATCCTCTCCCATCTTTGTGACTTCAGTACGATAGAGATTTTCGTCGGCGTTGGCCATGCGAAGGATTTCTCCCTCGTAATCTTGGCGCTTAATCCTCGACTCGGCTGGATCGTAGTACCTATTATTCTTGGGGCCTCCGATGACTAGCGCGTCTGCAATTACGTCTTTAATAATTACATCTGCGCGAAAATACGGAGGGAAGGGATCAGAGTCGTTTACCAAGTTGAATGGTTGGATATATGCTTGGAACGGAAACGCTTGCTGAATCCACGAAGCGGGATAAAGCTCTTGGAGATACGAACCGTCCTGCGCAAGAGGCATCCCTGCGGATATATAGGGGAAGTTCTGGTTGGATCTCCAGGCGTCCAGGGTGTTGAGTCCGTCTTGCGTCCAGTGCAGATCAAACTTGTAACCAAGTTGGGTGTTAATCATGGTCTTCAAGTATTTGACGTTAGGCCCGAAGTTGAAATAATACTGAACAATGAAATACCCCGATGTAACCGAAGGGCTGCCCCAAGGCAATTCGAGTGTCAACGTCTGCGGCGTTGCTGTGTCATCCACGGCCACAATCGAGTAGATGGGGCAATTGTAGCCAATTCTGAACTGTTGACCAACGAGAGCCTGCGTCCAGACGGTGCCCGTGCCGACTACGATAGGCGACCCAAGGGTAGTCGTCGCCTGCCCCTTTGTGGTGGCTTGTGGTGCGATCACTTGCCCTTTGACGAAGAGGCTCGCCCAGGTTTTACGGTCTACCGTTCGACGGAGTGAGTTGTTGAGAAGACCGAGTATTTTAGGTTGGGAGAGATCGGGATTCCAGAACTGAACTTGTCCGATCGCCTGCCCAGTATTCATCTGATTGACCGCGGGGTTCGACCCATCAGGAAGAACTTGCTGTGGTATCACAACGCCCGGACTCGGAACAATCGGCATTCACCCTCTCAGATAACAAGAGGGAGAGGGCGACTGCCCCCTCCCTTCTTAGAACTACGAGCCGTCACCACCCGAGTACGAGGGCTGCCCAGGAGCATCCGCTCAGATCGGTCGAGGCGGCAACCTCTGTGAATGCTCCACCGCCGCTGGTCGAGTCCACCACCTTCAGGTTCAACTGCGTTCCAACCGCAGGAGTCGTCCCAAAGAGAGCCGTTGGCTCGACGAACTGCGCGAGGTAGGTTGCGCCCGCAGAGTTGGTTCCGAGGAGCATCGCGCCCACGAGGTAGCTGAGTTCGACTTGAGCCGCAGTGATTGGATATCCGCCCGTAACGTAGTCGGACACGGACGGCTTGAACGTGAATCCGTTCATAATACCCGACTCTCCGAGGAAGTACCGGATGTCCGGGATTTTCGTGATTGTCAATGCCATTGCGAGTTCTCCTCAAACAGGTTCAGCGCAGCCGGTCGTTCTCCACGATCAGACGATGAGCGGGACGTACAGATCGGCCAGGTTCGATGACGCTGCCGCAACCAAGATACCGGCGACCTCGTTCGTGATGTTCGATCCGGGGGCAATGTACGCGTTGGCTCCAAAGGTGCTGGATGCACCGATGATTACTCCGCCAGCTGCGGTTCCGGTCGTGACATACGCTCCAGGCAAGTATCCGCCCACCTGAATCCAGACGAAGTTGCCATTGACCAGAGCGGCCTGCTGCGCCGCAGTCTGCCCGCTCGCCAGTGGGGTCGTGGTCGTGTTGAACAGCAGCCAGCCGGCAATCAGGTTGATGCTCAGGGCTTCGGACGCCAGTCCGGTGACGGTCGTGAAGGTGTTGTCCTTCCAGTACACAAGCTGCGGCCCGGTCAGGAAGTTCTGGCTGACGGTCGGGTTATAGCGAACGTACTTGAAGTAGTTGTTCTGGCCGATCCCCTTGGTCGCGGCCCCAACTACTCCGAGACTCAGCGGAGCCTGGTAGATGCTGCCAAGCGGCTGGTTCGCGCCGTTGTTCTCCAGTGCCGTGTTGTACGTGTCAACCGCCGTGTAAACGGTGGTTCCAGCGGTGAGCGGATTGGTTGCGCCAAAGTCCGGGTAGTCGATTCCGAAAGCCATGATGCTTCTCCTGTGGTACGAAAATCAAAACCTTGCCAAGCAGCCGACTACGATCAGCCAGTTATTCCGGCCAACACAAAGCCCAAGCGAGGTGCGCTCACAACGATGTTGCCGCCGAAGATGCACTGCGAAGCCGCGTCGAGCGAGTTCGGCAGTTCCTTGAACCCGGTCCAGCCGAAGCCGAAGAGTTCGTGGTCGGAGACCCATGCGTTGAGGAAGCCCGTATTCATGCCGAACAGGTATCCTGCCGGGCAATACTGGTCAACCACGAGACGCCGGTTGTTGTACCGGATGGCCTCGTAGCCGTAGCTAACCAGATCCGGGGTGGCATCGGCGACGCGCTGCATCGGGGTCAGTTTGTTGAAAATCTGATTGTAGATGCTCTGCGTGGTCGCAAGCAGATTCGGCTGGTGATTGCCGAAGGTGGCCTGTCCATACGCCTTCTGGAGCCCGGTCAGCGACAGCGGGCCGGCTACGTTCTGGTAGTAGCCGTTGATGCCGGTGTTCGCGCCGGAACCGATGGCCGCGCGCGCGATGTTGCCGTACGACGGGTAGTTGGTTCCGTCGTCGTACCCGGCGAGGATTCCGTCGAGCGCGATCTGCGAAGACACTACGCCCTGACCGTCGGCGAAGAAGTCGGTAGCCAAAGCCTGCACGAGCGCCTGCGAACCGTTAACCATCTTCTCTTCGACGTAGGACATCTTGGCGTCGGCACCGCGGTTCAGCGCGAGGTCGGTGGCGCGAATGGTGACGTTGGCGTAGTAGAACTTCACGTTGAACATCATAGCCGTGTCCGTCTGGACGTAGCTGATGTCGAATGTGCCGCCCGGCGCAAAGGCGCCGGCCTTCAGCGGCGCGTACTGGATCGGCTGCTGGATCTGGAGACCGCCAGGGAACGACTTCTGGCCCTCACTCTTGAAGATCAGAGTGAATACCGGGGAGACTTTGTAGTATTCGTCCACGATCTCCGGGATGATGTGATTCGTGGTGATCGCGCTGATGTCGTTGTATGTAAGAGCCACTGGAATTGCCTCCGTTAAAAATCGTTATGCTACGTGCTCTCCGCGCGATTCGAGACGTTCCTCAAGAGCGCGCGCAGCCTTGTCCAAATGTGTTCCTGAATCGGTTGACCCGTTCGGCCTCTTGTGCAGCATGGTCAGCATCGGGCTTGCCGCTGTCGGCGTAACTCCTGGGACAGCACCGGATGCGCGATCCTTGAGCTTCTCGCGGACGCCGGACTCAATTCCTGCGGCAACCTGCTTGTCGATCCGCGCCTGCCGCGTCATGTCTTCGTAGGCGTCGGTGACGGTACGGAAGGGGCGACCGATAGCAGTGGCGGAGTCAATGTGCGCCTGGAGCTTCGCGTCATCCATGTCCTCGCCGAAGTCTGCGCGGTTACGCGCATCGAGACGGGTAAGGTCTCGGACGATCCTGATGGAGTCGGCGACTGCTCCGCTGCGGAGTTCCGCGCCACGGGCTTCGACAATTTTGTTGACGCCTTCCTTGATCTTCTCGTCGATGTTTCCAAGTCCGTCAAGCCGCGCCATGATCTGCGCCAAGGTCTCATCTCCGGCTCCAGTGGCCGAACGAACAGTGGGAGGCGCCTCGCGCACACGCGGCGCAGTGGGAGGGGTCTCGGTGTCGCCGTCGTAGAAGCTCATAATCTCGCTGGCGCGGCTAAGGCGCGTCACAGCATCGGGGGTGGCGCGCAGCTTGTCGGCTGCTTCTTTGCCCAGGAACCCTTCGAGATCGGTCAATAGGTCTGCCATAATTCACTCTCCTCGTCTTGGTTAATCTGCGGTGTTTGATCCCGTCGTCGCCACGTCAGGGGGTGGTGTCGCGGTGTTCGATGATGCGTCAGCAGGGGGTGGTACAGGTGGAGGTGTTGCGTCTTTGTCGTCGTCCAGCGTCGAAGGATCGCCCTTCAGAACGTTGGCGACTGCATCCTTCATAGCCTTCTTCGCCACGGTGAGTTTCTCGGCCAGGGCTGGATTCATGGCTTCCATCTTCTTCAGGGCTTTGAAAATCCCATGGAAGCCTTTCATCAACTCCTCAACGTCCGCGTCTTTCTTGGGCGGAGGCATGGGGCCGGGCATAGACGCCATGTTCGAGTACGGATTCGGAGGGGCTGCGGCTGGCTCTGGCATTATGCCTTCTGGTTGCCGGGGTAGCCGGTCTTGGTGTTTACGCTCGTGGGCTTGCCGCCGAGCTTGCCGTCGTGAACGGTGTCGCCGAAGATTTCAATGCCACCCTTCGACAATGCGACCTGCGGAATGCGATGGCCGAAGGACTCTTCGGTGTAGCTCTGGCCAGGCTTGGATTTCGTTGCCATGAGAATTTGCCTCTCTCGTGTTGTGGGAGCCGGATTACTCCGGCCCCCGGATTGGTTGAGGAGCAGCGCGAACTTAGCCGCGCTTGCTGTGACGCTTCGCCTTACGTTCCTTCTTGCTGCGCTTTACGATCTTGCGTGCCATTGTTTCTCCTTTGGGTTTCCCCATCGAATCACGGTTTGATTTGAGTCAGCCTGCACTGACTTTCAGGCGGATTGTTTCTGCCTCGCCTCTTACGTTGCTACAACGGAAAACAAAACGCAATGCCTCACACACGCTGAGAAGCGATTATTTTGAAATTATTTTTTAGGCTTGAAAACGCTGGATTGGCGCACACTGCAAGCATCAACGGCTATTTCTTACCGCCATGATGTCCGCCGCCCGCCGCGCCGATGAGTCCTTGAACGCCCGCTGCCTGCATGGCTTCCGCAAGCAATTCCTGCTCGTTCTGCTTGATGTCGAAATTCGGATCGAGCTTCAACAACAGTCGCGTCCGGCTGATGTCCTTATTTTTTCTAAGTCCGAAAGCGATCGTCAAATCCTCGCTTCGCTCTGCGGCCATGTTGAGTTTGCGAATACTGAAGCTCATCGAACGCACGAACTCTTCCGGCTCCATTCCCGCCGGTTTCATCTCGCCATACGACTTTGTGAAATCCGAATCCAGAATCCCTGTTCCGCCGAATAGTTGCGCTCTGCGCTTTACCGGCGAGAACTGCATAATGTTCGCTGCGGTCATCGCGCCAACTTCCGTGAGATAGCTCTTGAGATTCTTCCCCATCAAGCGAATGTTGACGGACTTGCTGTTGAGAATCATGTCGAGCGAATCGCCGCTCGGGACCTGCTTCTTCTGCAATGACTGGTTCATCGCCGCAGAGCCGGAGGACATGTCCTGCTCTTTTTCGAGTCCCTGTTTGACGGCGAGAACGTACGAAGCAAGCTCAGGCGGCTTGCGAAACTCAGGAATCTTCGGCGTGTTGTTGTTGTACCGCAGCTTTCCACCGGGCGCGCCGGGGTCCATCGAATCCCACGACTGGTCAGAGAACGCGGCCTTCGGTGCAATAAGCGTCGGCTCGATCGCGGCATTGACGGTATCCATCACGCCGCCGTTGATGCGGTTCAGGATGTTCTGAATTGCTGCCATCGGTTCAAGTGCCGACAATCCTTTGGAACTCCACGGCATCCGGTATGGTCGATACTTCGCAAACGGATGATTTCCGTGCCAGTAGGGATTGCAACTGTCCGCAAGAATCTTTCTTCCCGCCGATACGACGAGACGGCCACGCGGATAGATCGGCATTCCAGGCTCGACGATGTAGCTCCAGTTCGCATTCTCCGGCCCGACGCGGAAACTCGTGCTCGACTCGTTCTGTGAATCGTCCTTGAACCAGAACTCCTTCATCAACGCGATGGGGTACTTCGTGCCGATCATGCCGTCTTTCTTCTGGCCGAGCATGTTCTGGAGGGACTTCGGGAGCTTAGACCACTGCGATGCCGACATTTTCGCCGGACGCATCATCTGTGCCGGCTGGTTCTGCATATTAGAATCGGGCTTGATGAAATCCGCAATACTACCATACCTCCGCTTGAGGTACTGAAGGGTTACAGGGACGCGGTAGATGACGCACTCCGCCTCTTTGAGCTTGTTGTCGGTGCCTACTTCCATCAGGTTGACCGGTGAGATTGGAATGTACTCGTTGTCGCCGTAGCCGTTGGCGAGCGCGGGGTTCCACTGGACTTTCCCGTAGCCGGTGTGCAACAGCCCGTAGATTACGGTCTGGCTGAGGTCTCCCTCGAAGTCGGTGTTCTCTGCCCAAAGGCTGATGTACTGGTTCAGTAGGCTTTCGAGTTCCGAGAATCCTTCGGGGTGGTCGTGGAACGTGACTTTGAAGTCCGGCAGGATGTCGGTCAACTGCCCCACCATCTCGATGAACTGGCGAACGAAGCGGTTCTCGACCGGGCGAGAGCGACCAAACCGAGCCTGCGGACTCCACTGGCGCCCCTCTA